GCCTCGGGCCTCGAATGCCTGGGCGACAACCCGCGAACGCTCGCAGCCGACAAGGACGCGCATCACGCCCCCTGCCCGCCGTCGGGGACGAGGCGGACGCGGGTGCCGGCGTAACGGGAAAGATCGACGGGATAGTTGTTGTCTCCGCGCAAGGCAAAGTAGTCATTGCACGCGTACGACATCACAAGCTCGCCAACTGCCGCCCCCTGCCACGCGCGGTAGATGCGGAGCAGTTCGGGCAGGGCGTTGTGCATGGCGGCTATCAGGGCAGCGTTGGCACGAGAACGGGCGTGGTGGCTAGTTATATCGGCCACACTTTCGTAGTGCATCTCGCCATCGTCCGGCCCGTCAATGTCGCCAATGATCGAATCCCATTGGTATTCGTTCATCGACTGCCACTCGCCCGGCGTCGCCTTCGCCAGCAGCGCATCGAGCGCCCCCACGTCCACCCTGTCGGCCGTCATGGGGTTGTCCTCGGCTGCGCTGCGATGGCGGCGTCGTGCAGTATTGCTTCGTGTGCGGCATCGACATCTATTTCTCGGTATCCCTTTGCGGCTCCGTACCAGCGTAGATAGGCTTTTCCAATCGCTGCATCCCCCGCATCCGCGCTCGGCTGGGCGGAGAGGAGGGCGATGTCCGCGTCCACTTCCGCAATCAGGTCGGTGAATTGCCGCTCGCGCCGTTCGTAGCCTTTTATGCCATCGCGCGATTCGACGTAGTAGCAGCGCAACTCGCCCAAGTGATCCAGCAACCGCCGCACGTCAACGGGCGCGGGTGGGGTGGTGACATTGAGCGTCGTGCTCGGCGTAGGCTGCGGCGCTGCGGCGTGTGGCGCGGGATCACGCCACGCCACCGCCCCCTGCGCTTCCTGCTGCACGCTCGGCGGGGTGGTGGCGAAGCGTTTGAGGAAATTGACGCAGTCGAGCATCGTGTCAAAGTCTCCATCGAACGCCTCGCCGACTTTCGGTGTGAACGCCGTCACCATCCGGTCGCGAGCGGATTGCAGCGCGGCAATCAGACGCCTGCGCTCGTCGTTAATCGACACCGCCTCACCCGCAGGCTGCATGTGCGGGAGGGCGGCGAGTAGGGCGGCGCGGTCGCGTTGATACGCCGGGCTATCCATGTCGCAATGCAGGTCATCGCGCTCGGCCCACCTTGCGGCCAGCAGCCACCCGGCATCGAACGCGGCTTCGTCTCGGTTGCTCGCGGTCGGCGGCAACTGTCCATCGCTAACGCCCATCGCTGGCTCCTGTTGGGTCATGGGGTTTGCTCCTTGGCACGGAAACGCGACGGACTCCAATCGCATACTTGGTCGGCGGGGATGTGGCCGAAGATCGCGCAGCAGCGTTCGCAGTGAATGCAATCGGCGCAAGTCATTTCAGCCGGCAAATCCATGTCGTCGCCGGAACGCTGCATGGGCGGGCGATCACGCATCGCCATTCCCCTCTCCCTGCGCCTGGGGCGCGGCGGGTAGCGGTGGAATTGCTCGCCACCAACGATATGGCGCAGTCTGCGGTGGCAGAACGCTTCCGGGAGGCGCGACAGCTTCCGCCCATTGGACATGCTCCTCGTGGTCGTGCCAGACGCCCTCATCCAGAACATCCATCGTGTGATGCTCGGCAAAGTCGTCTCTTTCATCCCGCCAGCCAACGAGCACTACCTCGCCCTCGGGGGCCGTCTCAATCGGCCTCCACCCATCCGCAGCCGGGGCAGCGGCGAGGGCGTCTGCGGCGTCGTGCAGAAGGTCGTAGGCGTTCCATTCGTCGCCGTCGCCATACATGGCTTGCGCGAGGGTGCGCAACCGCTCCACCAACCCGGCGCTCTGTGCGGTCATGGGATGGCTCCGAGCTTGGCGTAGGGATTTTCTTTTGCCACCTTCGGCTCACCACCGAAAATCGGCGCCCACTGGTCAAGGTCGTCCTTGGCCCAACCGTCAGTAGTTGAGGGCACTCCAAGCGCCGTTTCCAGTGCACCACGGACCTCTTTTTCGATAGCCCGTTTCTTCGCGCCCGGGGTGCGGTATTTGCGATTGAGAGTCACAGCCCAAATCTCGTTGGTAGCGTCCTGTGACAGCTTCATGTAATCGACTTTGCGCGGCATCACTTCGTCTCCTTCAACAGCGCGGAAATCTCGGGGTGGGCGAGGGCGGCGTCGATCTTCGGCAGGTGCGTGAACTCGTAGCCCAGCGAATGTGGCAAACCGGCGAACTCATCGCGCAGCAGAACCGCAGCCCTCGCCAGCGCCTCCACGGCGGAGGGTGAGGGGTGCGTGTAGAGTGGCTGGGTGTAATGCTTGCCTTGCGCCTCGTGACCGCGCTTCGCAGCATTGATCCCGACGAATCGCTCGTTGGCGAGGTCAGCAGGATTCACCCACAACACCGCCTCCACACCCTCGTCCTTCCGTTCGGTTGTCATGCGCGTGTCCTCAAAACGGGATGTCGTCGTCGAACGGCACGTCGTCCTGCTTCGGCGCCGTGCGGGCCGGGCGTGCTTGTCGCTCCTGGCGGGGCTTGCCGTCCTCGGCCTTCGGCTCGTTGAGGTACGCCCACCCATCCCAGCCCACCGGGATCGCTTCCAGTTTTAGCATCGGGCCGTTCTTCGTTTCCATGACCACGCCCATATCGACGTAGCGGGACTTTTCGTTGCCGTCTTTGTCCGTGTATTTCCCGGACGTGGCCGCCACTTTGTAGAGAATCGCCATGATTACGCTGCCTTCTGTTGGAGTTGGGAAAGGATTTCTTGCACGTCGGCCTCAAGCTCAAGGCAGGCGGTTTCCAGCTTTGTGATGTAGTCGTTGTCGCGCGGAACGCGCTGAACATAGAGACGCAGGTGCGGCGGGAAGTCGGGGTGGAAGCTCACGAAGTCCCACCACTCGCGGCCCGTAACCCAAAGGCCGCCCTGAATCTGCTCGATGTGTTCGGCAGGAAGCCCGGTTAGCAGGGTTTCAAGGTGGACTTCCGGAGACTCGGGCGACTTGACTTCGCCGCCGCCTTCATCGCCCACCAGGAAATCAGGGGACGCGCCGATAAAGTCGTGCGCCGGGTGTTGGACGAAGCCGCATTGCGTCACGATTTCGCCCGTCTCGGCTTGGTATGCGGCGACCGCTGCCGGCTCGACCTGAGTGCCCCAATCCAGCGCGTATGCCTTGATCTGCTTCCGTGGCTTGTTGGTCAGACGTTCGGCGGCGAGCTGGTGCGCGTAGTCCGAGATGGCTTTTGGCGGTGGCTTGATCTGGCCCTTCCGTGGGCCACTCTTGAACTCGCCGCGCTCACGCGGAAGCATGGCGACGTGCATCATGGACGCCGTGATCTTGCCGGCACGTTCCGCGAACCATTGTTCGGTGCGCTGTTCCATCACTCGGCCGCCTCTTCGTCCGCCTTCTTGGCGATGGCCTTCAGGGCGTCGAGCTTGTCCGGGATCAGAACTCGCTTCGGTTTGTTGGCATCTGCCTTCCACCATGCGCTCAGGGCGTCATAGCCGAGGGACGCAACGTCCTGCGCTTCGGCTATCGCTGCGTCGCGCTCCATGCTGTCCACTGGCGCGGCCTGCTGCACCGCTGCCTGCGCGGCGGAACTGCCACGCGAGGCCCGGCCTTCGCCCACCATCTCGGCGACGATTTCCTCCGGCAGGTCCTCAATGTCCTGCGTGAAAATGTCGCCGGCTGCCGTGGCGGTAATGACCGCATCCACTTGGGCGCGCTTCTTCGCCATCTTGAGAATCGTGTTCGCCACGTCGTAGGGGCTGGTGCGAACCTGCTTCGTTTCGCCGCCGTCACGGTCGAACTTGATCCGACGCCGATTTTCGGGCGTGGCCTCGTATTCCTTCAGGTGGACGATCTTCCGCCAGGAATACTTTTCCTCGCGGCTGCTGCACTCGCCGACACCCTCGCCGACGAACGTGCCGTCCGAAGCCTGTAATGCGACGAACACCCGGTAATGGATCTCGCCATCGGCGCTCAAGTCCTCCACGCGGGGCTGCGCGGCGAGGCGGAAGGTGGCGGCCAACTTCTCCGCGCCCGGCTTCCACAGGCTCTTGCCATTGGTGCCCGGAATCTTCCCGTAATGAACCCCCTCCTGCATGACCTCCTTCATCACGTCTTGGATGAGGTTCACCTGC